ATGGATGACATGGACTTTGAAGCATTACCTCCTCAGCAGTTGTACGATATGGCTGTTCAGGTATTAGATAGCTCTGATGCGTCTATACTACCAGATGACATCTTGCTGATGCTTCATAACGCAAAAGCAAGAGCCCTGAGAAATGGTGCTCTCGCTTCGCCAACTGATGTAGGCGAAGAGGTTGCAAAAGCGCTAAGCTTTCGTGAGCGTGTAACTAACGCAATTCGTGAGATAGTCGAGAGAGAAAAAGCTTTAGCCAAAGTCATAAAAATTTTAGAGTTTGCTTGTTACTCTAATTCACCTGCTTTCAGTATTGGTAAGTTAGTATTATCGACACTTAACTACCATTCCCCTTCTTTTAAGAAACCTCTGCTCGTTGAGTCGTTTAAGTGGGCCCGGGCACCCCCTTTTGTAAAGGATTGAATCTAACCGCATCCTCTAAATGATCAGGAGCAAAATGCGCATACCGCATAGTCATTTTGATGTCTGTATGTCCGAGTACACGTTGTAAGACCAAAATATTACCTCCATTCATCATAAAATGGCTGGCAAAGGTATGGCGTAAAACATGAGTAAGTTGTCCTGCCGGTAATTCGATACTTGTTCTTTCCAGCGCAGACCGGAAAGCGCCATAGCAATCACTAAACAATCGACCTTTTCTTTCATCAGGCAGGGAATCATAAAGCTCTTTACTGATGGGAATGGTGCGGTTTTTTCTGCCTTTCGTGTTGGTGTATGTGATTTTGTATTTAGCGAGCTGGCTTTTTTTCATACTCTCGGCCTCAGACCACCGAGCGCCAGTAGCGAGACAGATTCGTACCACGGTTTCTAAATCAGGGTGATCATGCCGTTTGCACTCTCCGAGCAGTTGGGATATTTGGTCATGAGTTAGCCAGGCCATTTCCATTTCTTCTGTGCGGAAAGGGCGCATATTTTTAAGCGGATTTTCACCCTTCCACTCTCCGAGGCGGTTCAGCTCATTGAACACTGCACGAAAACAGGCGAGCTCAAGGTTAAGCGTGCGGGGCGATACCTCTTTCACTCTGTTTGAACGGGCATACTCACCCTTTAGCCGCTTTTCCCGGTAGCGGGAAAACATCTGCGCATCGAAATCGCGTGCAAGAGGTTCGCCCATACACTCAAAAGCATGGTGCATGGCTAACTGACGTTTCAAGCCGTCTTTCAGCGTAATACCATGAGCGCTGTACCATGAATCAACCAGCTCTTTTAACGTGCGCCTATCTTCCTTTTCTTCCTGCCACGGGTTTTGAATGGTGTACTGTTCAAACGCCAGCGCTTCGCCTTTGGTGGCGAATTTCTTTCTAATGCGCTTGCCTTTCGCCCCGTTTGGATAGAGTTCGCAAATCCAGCCGCCGGCGGGATTTTTTCTTACCGTCATTGTTAAAGTTCCTGATAAACGGCAAAAACACGATTGTGAATTTTTATGTCACTAATACTGCATTCGAAAGCAATCTTTCCGCCAGAAACGTGAAGCTTTTGACCAGGTAAAAAAGTCAGTTCTCGTATGCTTTTGCTGCCATCAACATCAATCAAATAAGTGCCATCGGTGAGTGAATTTTTGCTCTCCATAAAATGAAATCTTCCATCAGCTTCGACGATGTAGGGATCAGAAATGGCATCAGGGAAAAACGTCTTATCAATTGTAATCCAACCCTGATCATCTAGCTGACCTTCACTTATTGTGAATAATTGGATCGAAAGATTCAAAGTTCCCTCTGCAGGTTTCTCATTTTCGAACTTTCTACCTTCCCCAGTAAGTAGCCAACGAAGATTTGCTCCTGTCTCTAGAGCGCAATGTGCGGCGAAATCATAGGAGATAGCGCCTCGGGTGTACCTGTTCGATAGCGAACTTGAAGCAATATCGAAGTGGTTAGCTAATTGAATTTTCTGTGAAAATCCATAAGCCTCGCAGATGCGATCAAGGACGTCTACGTTGCTCCATCCTAAAGAATCTATTTTCATTTCACTAAAACCTATTTACTATCTCTCAATTGGGAGATATATTTTGGCTAAACCTACGCAATTGACGGCGAGTGTTGGCAAACAGAGTCATTTCAATTGCAAACTTTGGCAAAAGGGAATCATGCAACATGGCTTCTGAAATCGCAATCATCAAAGTACCTGCACCTATCGTTAGTCTGCAGCAGTTTGCAAAACTTGAAGGTGTTTCTGAGCGTACCGCTTATCGCTGGACAACAGGCGACAACCCTCGTGTACCAATCGAACCCCGCACCATCCGTAAAGGCCGCAAGAAAGCAGGTGGCCCGATTCGTATTTATTACGCACGCTGGAAAGAAGAGCAGTTGCGTAAGGCGTTGGGTCATTCCCGTTTTCAACTCGTCATCGGCGCTTAATTCACTTTATGTGACTTGTAAGGATGCAACATGTTTGATTTTCAGGTTTCCAAACATCCCCACTATGACGAAGCATGCCGCGCCTTTGCGCAGCGTCACAACATGGCGAAGCTGTCAGAGCGTGCGGGTATGAATGTTCAGACGTTACGTAACAAGCTCAACCCGGAACAGCCTCACCAGTTAACGCCGCCTGAGTTATGGCTGCTGACTGACCTGACCGAAGACTCGACTCTCGTCGATGGTTTTCTGGCTCAGATTCATTGTCTGCCTTGTGTGCCGGTCAATGAGCTGGCTAAAGACAAATTGCAGTCTTATGTCATGCGAGCAATGCGTGAACTCGGCGAACTGGCGAGCGGTGCGGTATCTGATGAACGTCTAACCTCTGCCCGTAAGCACAACATGATTGAAAGCGTTAATGCTGGCATTCGCATGTTGTCGTTGTCAGCGCTGGCGCTGCATGCGCGTCTGCAGACTAACCCCGCTATGTCGAGCGTGGTCGATACCATGAGCGGTATTGGCGCATCCTTCGGGTTGATTTGAGGTGCGTATGCTGAAAAGTGAACCGTCATTCGCATCTCTGCTCGTTAAGCAAAGCCCCGGCATGCACTATGGCCACGGCTGGATCGCAGGTAAGGACGGCAAGCGCTGGCACCCGAGCCGCTCACAGGCTGATTTCCTGGCTGGCCTCTCTACTCAAAAGCAGGGGGAATCATGGCTATCGAAGCTGTTTCCGCGACTGTTCCACTAAAAGCGGGTGAACGTCTGGCCGGTCTCAATCATGTGGCTGAATTGCGCGCGAAATATTGGGGCGATAGCTGGAAAGAGGTTGAGCGTTTTGTCGATGATATGCGCGATAAACGTGACCCACAATTTGAAGAAAATAATCGGGCGCTGGCCGCTATTTTCTTTCTGGCAAAAATACCGTCGGCTCGTCATGAGCTCGAATTAAATGAGCTGACTACTGACGAGAAAAAAGCGCTTATTACAGCGATGAATCATTTTCGTGCAGTAGTGAGCTTATTTCCAAAACGGCTAACCATGCCGAATTAATACAAACAGAAATTGAATGGCGTAAACCCGCCGGGCTTCTTATTGCCCGAAATCAGGAGAGTCAATTATGCGTAATACCGAAACCCGTAGTTTTAACACTGATAGTGATGTGCTTGCCGTATTGCTGACCGATGCAAAAAAAGAAGAGCGTAAAGACCGCGCGCTTGCTGTTTCCATCCGCCTTGAGGCGCTGGCTATCCATATCACCAAAGAGGGTATGAGCGGCACCGAAGCTGCCGAACTGCTGCGCGGTGAAGCAACCCGCTTTGAGAATGAATCACAGGAGCTGCACTAATGGCCGACGCAATGGATTTAGCACAACTGCGCGAGCAGGAAGACCGCGAACGCCACATCAGCAACGCGCGCAGCCGTATCGCTGCGCCTTCCCGTTTTCTCTGCGAAAAATGTGACGCACCAATCCCGGAAGCTCGCCGCATTGCGGTTCCGGGTGTGGCCTTTTGCGTGACCTGTCAGGAGGTCACCGAATTGAAATCTAAACATTATCGAGGGGTATGAATTGGCGGTTCAATTGGCTTATCCGTGGAATGCTCCACGGTCAGCAATAGCCAGCCCATATATTACTTATGATCAACAGTATCGCCGCGACCGTATGTTCGCGGCTTTGCTGCATGCGAGAAAGGTGCTTTCTCTGCAGCCAGAGTGCGTGCGTTTTGATGTATACCGCACCGCTGCGGTGCTGGAGCAAAATCAGGGCAGTCAACGAGCCAATGCGTTTTTAATTAGTTTTTGTAAAAAGGCATTGCCACGTCTTGAAGTGGTCGCAAAAAAATACGAGTGTGCGGGTATCAACAGCAATGTATCAACCGCTGTTTTTGGTGGTCATTTTGATACCCAGCTTATGCAATATCTGGCGTCACGCATGGTTAATATGGTCGCCAGATATAACCGCCTCCCTGATATGTCGCGCGCCGATATTGACCTGCTGGCTGCTGATATCGCTAATTTCATTCGTGCTGAACTGGCTGACATTGATGACACCGGATTTAGCGAGCTCCAAACGCTGTACACCTGGTACATGCGAGCCGGTTTCATTTCCCTGCAATTCAACGTTACCCCGCCGCATTGGGAGAGGGTGACAAAGAAATATGTTGGTGAGGATGAAATAGCCCCTGCTATCACTCGCATGTTTAATGAGGTTTGGTGGCGTGGCAGATTACGGCGCATTGCGGCTGCATGGCGCGAACACCTGCACATTGCCGCTGGCAACGTCAGCAAGAAAAGACATGTCTACGCGAGTAAAAACTGCGTGACCGACTGGCGCGAGCAGAAGCGCCGCACGCGTGAATTTCTCAAGGGGCTGGATCTCGAAGACGAAGACGGCAACCGCATCAGCCTGATTGATAAATATGATGGCTCGGTCGCTAACCCTGCGATACGTCGCTGCGAGCTGATGACCCGCATCCGTGGGTTTGAAAATATCTGCAATGAACTTGGTTATGTCGGTGAGTTTTATACCCTGACCGCGCCGTCAAAATATCACGCCACAACTAAGGCGGGTTACCGTAACACCAAATGGAAAGGAGCCAGCCCGTCGGACACGCAGAGTTATCTCACCGGCCTTTGGGCGCGCATTCGTGCCAAGTTACATCGGGAAGAAATCCGCATTTTCGGCATCCGTGTTGCCGAACCTCATCACGACGGAACGCCACACTGGCACATGCTTATGTTCATGTTGCCGGAAGACGTCGAGCGCGTGCGCCTCATCATCCGTGACTATGCGTGGGAGGAAGATCGCCACGAACTGAGAAGCGATAAAGCCAAAAAAGCGCGCTTTCATGCCGAGGCCATTGACCCGGAAAAAGGCAGCGCTACCGGCTATGTTGCTAAATACATATCGAAAAATATCGACGGCTATGCTCTTGATGGTGAAACCGATGACGAAAGCGGTGACCTGCTGAAAGAGACAGCCCCCGCGGTATCAGCATGGGCGGCGCGCTGGCACATCCGTCAATTCCAGTTTATCGGCGGTGCGCCGGTGACGGTCTACCGTGAATTGCGTCGTCTCGCCGATACCGAGACCGCGCACGGTCTGAGCGTTGAATTTGCCGCCGTCCATGATGCCGCTGACGCCGGTGACTGGGCTGGTTACGTTAATGCGCAGGGTGGCCCGTTTGTCCGTCGCGATGATTTGCAGGTGCGCACGCTGTATGAACCGCGCGCCGAGTTTAACCAGTATGGTGAGGAAACCGTCTGCATCAGTGGCGTGTACGATTCCGCTGTCGGTGCTGGTACCCCGATTTTAACCCGGCTAACGCAGTGGAAAATTGTGCCGAAGCGTGCCGTTGATTTGGCCGTTGACGTTAAGGGCGCTCCTGCGCCCTCTCGGAGTTCTGTCAATAACTGTACGGGGAGCGAAAGCGACCTCCCAGAACTGGATTTATCAAAACCACTAACCAGAAGCGAAAGAAGAAAGCTCACGACTAGAATCAGGCTGAAAAAAGAAACAGGTAGGCGACATTTTGTACACGGAACTGATGACCAGAATGCCGCGATCGCCAAGACTATCGACAAAGTGCAAATGAATACCGGTATAAGCATAAGCCGGGGTGAAGCTCTGCATTTGATGGCCGGTGGAAAGAGTCGGTTTAACGATAAATGGTTTAGTGGCTCATCCACTGGAGAAGTATTTAGGGCTGTGTCATCTTACGAACATAATGCCAGAAAAATACTCTGTTGAGTGGCTCGGCTGGCTTCAGCCACTAAGTTAAGCACTTAACTAAATCGCATCATTTCATGTACATACGCCAGCGCAACTGACAAACTTTTTGCTTCCCATTTTTTAGAACAATATGATACTGTTTATTTATACAGTATCTCGAATGGGAGGGCGCGTGGATAGAGAGCTGAGCAAGCATGTCATGCTTGAAAGGGTGGAGCTGATAGCACGTCTGACAACAGAGGGTGTTTGTCAGGAAAGAGATCGTGAAATTGCATTGAATTTAATAGCTGAACTGGCGCATGAGAACTTGCTGAAAAAGGATTCTTATTCAGTAGTTGTTTCAGCCAGGCCGTGTAAACAACGGTTAAAAAGAGAAAATGAAGTGAGAATACATATCACGCTGGGTAAAACACAAAACATGGGTCAGCGGCTTGTTGAAGCCTTTGAGTTTGAGCTTAATCGCAGAGTTAAAAACTTCATTCCTTTCTCTCAAGTCACGGTCAAGAAAGGCTCTATGACTGAAGTCGAGATTAAGGGCTTCCCGAGCGATTCAGACCGGGAACGCTTGGACGGAATTATCAAGGAAGTGTGGGAAGATGAGAGCTGGCACTAAATAAAAAATCTCGTCGATTTGAAAACTGACTTTTCGAGTCGGCGGGATTGAATTATCCTCAATATTACTGATACATGCTCACATTGGTTGTATTTTAGATTCTTTTTTTGATGTAGAACACGCAATGGACTTAAAGTAGGCTCAGACCCTATCCTCTAGAAGTTGCAAAGTTTATGCTTATTCATGCTATACACAGAATGATTGATCTTACAGCATTAGCGGAGATTCTTATGATTGGTGAAAATTTAATACTTACAGTTGATGAATTAAATAAAATTGATTTTAAATTATTTTCTCAGGTTCCTTTAACTTTCCACGAACATGAAATATCAGCATATCTAAGAAAAACCCAAGATGAAGCTACAAATGAAAACGAAAAAAAAGTTGCGGAATTTTTAAGCATCCTTTTTATGTTTAACTTGCAAGTGGTAGGTGGGAATTCTGTATTTGAACCCATGGCAATATTTGGGAATAAGAGATCGTTGTTGCCAGAGGATTTTGATTGTAAATTAAATGACTACATTGTTGAATTATCCACTAGGATAACAAATCCATTTTTGCTTTCTAGAATCTGTGATGTTATATGGGTAAATAATAAAGCAAAAAAAGATATGGCAATAAAGGCGATAGAGTCTTATTCTGAAATGATAGACGAGGCAACATCACATTTAAAGACAATTAAAAAAGGAAAAGATGACTCAAGCCTAAGTTTATTCATTTTCATCAAAGAGTACATTGCAAGAGCATTATTTATATCATCCTGCGTTTACCCGCGAAAATCAGGTGGTAATGAGCATATCAAAACTGCCATTACTTCTCTTTATGAAACTCAAAATGACCTGCTTGTAGTTGAAGGTTTCAATAATTTAACCTGGGTAATGATGCAGCACTCTGGCGATAAAGATAAGTTGAAATTTGCAGTGAATGCAGAGTCCATGGCTAAAGCCCATACTGGCAAAACTTACTTTGAAGCAGTTAAAGCTCTTTATGAAACAGCTGCGCGCATATATGAGAAAAATAGTAAAAATGATGAGGCGAAGCAATGTAGGATAAGTGCCGCTAAAATCACTATTGATGTAGTAAATAGTCATAGTGAGCCTATGCTAAAAGCAAGTTGGCTTAGAACGGCGATATCAGAACTAAGGAAGCTTGGCGAAAAAGAACTTATTGAAGATTTAAAAAAACAATTAATCGACGCGCGGGAGGAGAGTCTAAACAGTTATGCCACCTTGAGCTCGCCCATAGACATAACCGATGAAGTTAACAATGCACTCGATAATTTAGCCAATCGTAAGTTGTCTTTTATATTCAAGTATATAATGAGGGAAACTCCGATTGAAAACATTTCTAACATCAGAGAAGAAGTGTTAAGGATTTCAGAGGTTAGTGTATTCTCAAGGTTTTTTGCTTCGGAGATCATGGATGAGGCGGGGCGCAGAATTCATAGAGATAAACCGCTAAGTGATGTTAATGAAATGACTGATGATGAAGCAATTGATCATTACATGAGAAACATCACTATTACTCATGATCTTTTCATAAAGGCAGCCTTTGAACCTGCTAGATTTGTTATAATTCAAGAGCACAATCTTACATTAAACACCTTTATTAAATTTGCTGCGTATAGCCCATTCATAAAAGACGAACATGCGAATATTTTTTCACTTGGTTTCTACCGGCTCTTCCAGGGTGATTATATGGGGGCTAGCTATCTTCTTATACCTCAAATGGAGGGAATTTTAAGACATGCCTATGAACTTAGTGGCAAAGATTCTACTCGTTATCTTGATAAGGGCATAGAGGAATCAACAAGTATTTCTATTCTATTGGATAAGTGCAGGGAAGATATTGATCTTATTTTCACGAAAGACATTGCTTTGACTATTGATATGCTATTTAACAGAAAAAATGGACCGGTCTTAAGACATAAACTAGCTCATGGTAATTTGTATGATGGTATGTGCTTTTCTGAATCGACTATCTATGCGTGTTTCTTAACATTTTATATATGTGCTTTGCCATTGCATGCGCATTTTGAACGCATATTCGATTCTATATAAACCAAAATAGCTGGATACATTGATTTCAGCCACGCGTGCATTACTGCATTAGTTTGCATCGTTTTTTGATGCAAACTAATGCAAGCCAGCATCAGTGCTGGCGCGGCTCGGGGCTCCTGATGCACCTGCATTAAAAGCGACCCGTTAAGCGCGCAGGCGAGGCGGGGATAGCACTGCGCGCCAGCCGTGGTGGCAGGATTTATTTTGCGCGTCTGCGCGCGTCATGGCGGGGCGTTGCGCTGTGAGGTTGGGCGATGCGGTGTACGAGGAATGGGGCGGCGTGTGCGGGCGTCTGGCTCGCTCTGAGGATATGCCGCCCGGAGGCGGCATTTTGGGCGGGGTTACTCGGTATCGATGTTGTAATCCTTAAAGCGGATCACCTCCATTCCTAACCAGTCGTTTATTTCTTTGAAACGCTCCTGCAGCGGCGTCAGCTCATTACGCACAAACACCCGCGCCACCTTCTCGATGTCCCCCATTGAGCCAATATTCTCAGGCTTGCCCCCCATCAGCTGGAACGGTACACGGTGCGCATCGAGCAGGTCGGCTGCGCTCACCTTTTTGATATTAAAAAAATCATCCTTCGTGGCGACTTCACTCAGCGGCACGATCTTAATGCCATCCGGTTTCCCGTTGGGCGCATAGAAAAACAGGTTTTTAAAATTCCCGAGCCCTTTCGAATCACGCATCGCGGAGCGCAGCGACTCGACGTCAGTGCTGCTCTGCGCCGCGTCGGTCACATACATGATGTAACCCGCGTGCGCGCCGTTCTGGTAATACTTGCGACGAAACAGCGTGGCGGATTCATTCAGCCAGGCGGAATTTAGCGCGCTCAGGTATTCCGGCATCCCGTAAAGTTCCTGATTGATATCGGGCTCAAGCAAATGGCACACCGAGCCGGGTGCAAACTGGTGCGGGTGGGTAAAGCTCGACACGTACCAGTAAACATCATCCTCGACACCCCGGCGGGTGTACTTGGCCGGGGAGGTTTCCAGCTTCATGAGCTGGCCGGTTACGCTCAGGCGCTTCTCAAGGTAGCCGTTTGCAAAGACCAGATAATCGAGCACAAGGCGGCTAAAATCCTGACGCGACAGCAATGGGTGCGGGATATAGGTGCTTGTCAGGATATTGCGCTTCACGTAAATCGGGGAACTGTGATGCACGGCGGCGCGCAGGCTTTTCGCCAGCCCCGAGAAGTTGACCGGCGGCTCGTACCATTTCCCGTTGTTGATGCACTCGACATAGTCGAGGATATCGCGGCGATCCAGAACGGGGGAGGGCTCACCAAAGGTGAACGCCTCCATTTTCTGCGGTGCGCTGGCGGTCATGCTGGCTGACTGTTGTGGCTGTTTCTTTTGGCGTTTTTTCATCTTAGTTAATATCCAGAATTGAGGCTGATTGCATCCCGCTACCAGCGGAAAGCGGTTCGTTTAACAGGGCGTGCATGGTCGCCCACGCGATATCCGCGTGGCTGGCCTCTTCACTGCGGCTGGCTTCATAGGTGGAGCTGCGGCCACTGCTGGTCATGGTTTTACGGATAGCCATAAACGACTGAGTGATGTCGGTTGCCCCAGCGTCGTATTCCAGACACCCGCGGCGGATGGTGTCTTTTGCTTTCAGCACCATGGCGGTCTTCATTTCCGGCGTGTAGCGGATGGCGCGCGCCGCCGGGAAGAATGAGCGCACGAGCTGGTAAACACCCTGGCCGATGCCGGTCGCATCGATACCGATATAGTCGACGGTGTATTTTTGGGTGAGCGAGCGGATAGCCTCGGCCTGCGCGGCAAAGTCCATGCCTTTCCACTGATGGCGCTCAAGGATGCGGAACTTGCCACCGGCTACCAGTGGCGGAGCCAGTACCGCACAGCCTGCGCTGTCGCCGGTGTGTGACGGATCATAGCCAATCCAGACCGGGCGCCAGTTAAACGGACGGTCGGCATAAGGTGCAAAGTCCTCCCATTCTTCCATCGCATCGACCATGCAGCGCTGCAGCTCCTCGAACGGGAATACTGATGCCTTGTCGTCGACAAACTCGCACATGAAGAGGTTACGGAAGTCATCCGCGCTGTTTTCCTGCCTGAGCTGGTCGAGGTTAAACAGGGTGCAGCCACCGGCGAGCGCGTCCTCAATGGTGACAATCTGCCGCCACTGGCCGTCACCGCACAGCACGCCACTGGCAAGCGCCTGATGGCTGATATCGATGTCGACACGTTCGTCGCGATTACTGCGCCCCCGGTTATACAGCTCGCCTGACCAGAACGGATAAGCACCATGCGCCAGCGTGGATGGGGTCGAGAAATAGGTCGTGCGCAGGTGTGACTGTGAGGCCATGCCCGAGGCCACTTTGCGCAGGCGCTGGAAATTGGGGATCCAGAAAATTTCATCGACATACAGGTCGCCGTTGTGGCTCTGCGCGGTGTTGGAGTTCGTCCCGAGAAAAATCAGCTCTGCGCCGTTGTTGCCGATGACAATCGGGTCGCCTGACAGGTCGACGTCGACCAGACGCGCAAAGGCGATGATGTACTTACGGAACACGTAAGCCTGCGTTTTACTGGCTGATAAAAATATCTGGTTCTGGCCGGTTTTAAGCGCGCGCAAAAGCGCCTCGCGCGCAAAGTAGAACGTTGCCCCAATCTGGCGCGATTTCAGGATGTGGCGGATGCGGTGCTCTAACCCCGCTTTATGCCAGTGGAGCTGATACGCAAAGGACTGGTTGAGGAAAATCTCTTCCAGCTTCTCAATTGCCTCCTCGCTGAAATAATTACGTTTCGGCTTTTTGCGATCCCCTTTGTTGCGACTCGCAATGTTGGGGTTTAAATCCACCTCGTTTCCGGTCTGGCCGTAACGGTTCACGCGCGCGAGGCGCTCGAGCTGACGCGAGAGAAAATCAGCGACTTTGAAGTCATGCGCGGTGAGGTCTTGCTTTGCGTAAAGCTGGATGAGCCGCGCCTCAAGCGTCGATTCCACACGGTTAATCGGCGCGGTTTCCTCCCATCCATCACGCTGTTTCCAGCTCTGCACGGTCGGGCGCTTGAGCTGCAGCATGTCGCAGATTTGCGGCACGGCGAACCCCTGCCAGTACAGCAGCCGCGCCTGTCGTCGCGGGTCATTGAGCAGTGAAAGGTCAGTTGAAATGGTCATGGTTGCCTCGTTTTGATGTCACGAGCCAAGGCTAAGGAAATGGCCGGGCGTTATCGCTAAGCCCCTGTTGTGTCAGGGGTTGCACTTCTGTAACCAGTGGCTGATGCGGGACGGAGTCGGGAAACTAACCCCGACCCGAAAACCCAACATCAGGACACCTGAACAATGGCAAAGAAAATTTCTAAATGGTTTCGCATCGGCGTCGAGGGTGACACCTGCGATGGCCGCGTCATCAGTGGCGATGATATTCAGGATATGGCCGACACGTTCGATCCCCGCGTCTACGGTTGCCGCATTAACCTCGAACATCTGCGCGGTATTCTGCCCGACAGTGTGCTCAAACGTTACGGCGACGTGACCGCAGTTAAAGCAGAAATTATCAGTGATGACTCTGCGCTCAACGGCAAAAAGGCGCTGTATGGCAAAATCCAGCCGCTCGACGAGCTGGTCAGCATGGTGAAGGCTGGTCAGAAGGTTTACACCTCAATGGAGATCCGCCCGAACTTTGCCAACAGCGGCAAGTGTTACCTCGTTGGCCTGGCTGTCACCGACGACCCGGCAAGCCTCGGCACCGAATACCTCGAATTCTGCAGCCGCGCTGCGCAGAACCCACTCGCCGGGAAAAAAGCCCACCCTGATGACCTTTTCTCTGTGGCCTCACTGGCTGAGCTGGAGTTTGAAGACGTTCCCGACACCATGCTCAACAGCCTGACCGACAAGGTCAAAGCCATTTTCAGCCGTAAGCAGGTCAGCGATGACGCGCGTCTCGCGGATGTGCATGAGGCGGTGACCACCGTCACCGAGCAGGTACAGACCAACCTGACCGAGACCGACAAACGTGTCACCGAACTGGAGACCGCTTTTGCACGGCTTAAGCAGGACGTGACCCGCACGACCGAAGAAAACGCGCAGGCGTTTACCTCCCTGAAAAACTCTCTCGATAACACCGAAAGCCAGCGCCAGCCGCGCCGCGAACTTTCAAAAGGCGGTACCGGCGATGAGCTGCTGACCAACTGCTGATACTCCGCCGGGCGTGCTGCCCGGCCTGATACCTATTACCTGAACAGGAATAACCATGCGTAAAGATACCCGTTTCAAATTCAATGCCTACCTGTCCCGCGTTGCGGAGCTGAACGGCGTTTCCACCGAAGACGTGGCAAAAAAATTCACCGTCGAGCCGTCGGTCACGCAAACCCTGATGACCACCCTGCAGATGTCATCCGCGTTTCTGACAAAAATTAACATCGTGCCGGTCGACGAGCTGAAAGGCGAAAAAGTCGGGGTCGGTGTTAACGGTACGATTGCCAGCACTGCCGACACCGCCGGTGATGATGAGCGTAAGACCGCGGATTTCACCGCGCTGGAGTCCAACAAATACGAGTGCGATCAGATTAACTTTGATTTCCATATTCGTTACAAACAGCTCGACCTGTGGGCGCGATTCCAGGACTTCCAGACCCGTATCCGTGACGCGATTATCAAGCGTCAGTCGCTTGATTTCATCATGGCCGGTTTCAACGGTATCGAGCGCGCGGCGACGTCCGATCGGAAACAAAATCCGCTGCTGCAGGACGTGGCGACCGGCTGGCTGCAGAAATACCGCAACGAAGCGTCAGCGCGCGTGATGTCAAAAATCACTGACGAAGAGGGCGCGGTAATTTCCGAGGTGATCCGCGTGGGTAAAAACGGTGACTATGCGAACCTCGATGCGCTGGTCATGGATGCGACCGGCAACCTGATTGATGAGATTTATCAGGATGACCCGGAGCTGGTTGTCATTACCGGCCGTAAGCTGATGGCGGATAAGTATTTCCCTATCGTCAACAAGACGCAGGAAAACAGCGAGTCGCTCGCCGCTGACATCATCATCAGCCAGAAGCGAATCGGCAACCTGCCAGCCGTGCGCGTCCCTTACTTCCCGGCTAATGCCCTGATGGTGACACGTCTCGACAACCTGTCGATTTATTTCATGGATGATGCACACCGTCGCGCCATCATCGAGGAGCCGAAAAAAGACCGCATCGAAAACTACGAGTCAATGAATATTGACTATGTGGTCGAGGCTTACGCCGCCGGTTGCCTGGTTGAAAACATCACGCTTGGTGACTTCACTGCGCCTGAAACACCGGATAGCGGAGAGTAAGCCATGACGAGTCCCGCAGCGCGTCACATGATGCGGGTCTCGGCCTCTGAAACAGCGCGGCGGGCTACTGTCCCGCTGCGCAATGCAACTGCCTATGAGCAGATGCTGGTTAAGCTGGCCGCAGACAACCGCACGCTAAAACAAATCCGATCCAATGAGCGCAAGGCAGATAAAAAGCGCGAGCTGCTGCCGTTCTATCTGCCGTGGGTGGCTGGCGTCCTCGCAAACGGCAAGGGTGCGCAGGATGACGTTGTCATGACGGTCATGCTGTGGCGTCTCGATGCTGACGATATCGCCGGTGCGCTGGAAATTGCCGGTTATGCCATGACCTATGGCCTGACCATGCCGACCGGGCGACGTCCGACGCCTTACCTGCTGGCCGAAGAGGTGGCACTTGCCGCACAGCGCCTGCGCAGCGCTAAACAGCCGGTCGAACTGGCGAACCTCCTCGACACCCTCGCGCTGACTGAGCGTGCTGATATGCCGGACATCGTGCGCGCAAAACTGCACAAAATCACCGGCTACGTGCTGCGTGATGCGGAGCAACTGCCCGAGGCGCTGGCGCACCTGCAGCGTGCGATCCAGTTAGAGAGCGCTATCGGTGTGCGTAAAGACATCGAGCAGTTAGAGCGCCAGCTCAGGCCAAAACCCGAACCGGCACCGAAAACCAAAACGATTAAACCGCGTGTGCGCAAACCCGCCGAAAAACCGGCGGCACGGCGTGGACGTCCACCAAAGGCGGCAAAAGCCGCAGGTTAACCGAGCGCTCCCCGAGCCGGGCGGCACGCCGGTCAATGCGGGTATCAATTGCCCTGACTGCGACCGGCGTCCACCGCCCAACCTATTACCCGAGGTTGTCATGACGACGCTGATTATTGAGCAAAACAAAGAGCCGCAGGACGTGCCGGGCGTGGTGATACCGCCGCCGGGCGTGAGCGAGCCGGTAATCAAAAATACCCCGTTTTACCCTGATGTTGACCCGAAGCGCGTGCGTGAAGAAATGCGCCTTGAGCAGACCGTTTCCCCTGTGCGCCTGCGCCGGGCGATTAAGACCGCCATTGCGGAGACTAACGCGGAGCTGGGCGAGTGGCGCGAGCGTCAGCTCGATGCCGGTTACGGCACGCTGGCTGATGTCCCGACCGACGAGCTCGACGGCGAGAGTGTGCGGGTTTTCCACTACTTCAACGCCGTGTGTTCGATGACGACGGCCACGCTTTATGAGCGTTTTCGTGGCGTGGATGCGACCGCCAAAGGGGACAAAAAGGCCGACAGCATCGACAGCACTATCGATGAAATGTGGCGGGATATGCGCTGGTCAGTGGCGCGCATTCAGGACAAAGCGCGCTGCATTGTGGGGCAAATCTGATGAAAGTGTATGCGCTGCAGGGCGACACCCTCGACGCGATTTGCGCGCGGTATTACGGGCGCACCGGGGGAGTAGTCGAAATCGTGTTAAAGGCTAATCCCGGTCTGTCTGAGCTCGGCGTCGTTCTGCCGCACGGCACGGCTGTCGAGCTGCCCGAGACCGACAGCGCGGCCAAAACCGAAACGGTGAATCTATGGGACTGAGTATGGAAAAAATCACCACGTTTATCGCCTACTGGCTGGCCGTCGCGCTGGCCTATTTCGGGGCGATGTCGCCCGAAAAGGTGGCGCTTTATGTGGGTGGCGGATGCGCCATTTTTACCGCGCTGACGAACTACTGGTTTAAGCGCAAAACGTACCGCTACCTGACGTCACTCGGACTCGATAAAGGGGCGATCCGTGAGCTCAATCATTAAACGATGCAGTGTGGCCGCAGTGCTGGCGCTGGCGACGCTGATGCCTGACTTTCGTCTGCTTAACACCTCGCCCGAGGGGCTGGCGCTGATTGCCGACCTCGAAGGTTGTCGCCTGACGCCTTACCAGTGCAGCGCGGGAGTGTGGACGTCAGGCATCGGCCACACTGCAGGCGTTGTCCCGAAAAGGGATATCACCGAGCGTCAGGCGGCGGCGAACCTTGTCGCGGATGTGCTGAACGTCGAGAGGCGTCTCGCGGTCTGCGTGCCGGTGAAGATGCCGCAGCGCATTTACGACGCGCTGGTCAGCTTCTCATTCAACGTGGGAACCGGCGCGGCCTGCCGGTCGACGCTGGTCTCGTATATCAAGCGCCAGCAGTGGTGGCAGGCGTGCGACCAGCTCACCCGCTGGGTTTTTGTTAATGGCGAAGTCAGCACCGGGCTGGAAAACCGCCGCGCGCGTGAGCGTGCTTACTGCATCAAGGGGGTACCATGAAAGTAATGTTGTTTTTACTGGCCGCACTGGTTGCGGTTGTGCTCTGGCAACGCCACGAAAACGGCAATCTGACGCGCTCTTTTGAACGGGCAAACAGGGTCGCCGGTGAACAAAAAAACGTGATCGGCATGCTGAAAAATCAGCTTTCCGTTTCGCAGGGAATTGCCAGGGCAAACGAAACCGCGCAGGTCAGTTTACGCGGTGAACTGATTGCCGCCGGTGCGATGGCCGTGCGGCGTGAAGAGACCATTACGAGGCTGTTAAATGGAAATGAAACGTTACGCCGCTGGTATGGCGATAAGCTGCCTGATGTTGTGCGCAGGCTGCACACCCGCGCCGGTTGCGCCTCCGCCGGTCATTGTTTACAGCGCATGTCCGAAGGTGAGCCTTTGCCCGATGCCGGAAAGCAATCCGGTCACTAATGGCGACCTGAGTGCAGATATTCGCAGGCTTGAGCACGCGCTCGCCGGCTGCGCGCTGCAGGTTGAAACCGTCAAAGACTGTCAGGATAAACTCGATGAAGAAAGCGATCAGCCTGCGAAAAGCGTTAACTGACGCCGTCCCGCAGCTTAAAACCAATCCCGAAATGATGCGTATCTTTGCGGATGAGGGAAATGTCGACGCGCGTCTCGCGGCCTCGCTGTCCCATGAGAAGATTTACACCCTGAATGTGATCGTGTGTGACTTTGTGGGCGACCCTGACCTGATTTTCGTGCCGGTGGCCGTATGGCTGCGTGAGAACCAGCCGGATATATGCACGCTCGATGAGGGGCGCAAAAAGGGCTACCGTTTCCAGATGGATTTAAACGACGGGGATAATGTAGATATCAGTATCAGCCTGCAACTAACCGAGCGCACCATCATCAAGGAGGAAAACGGCGCGCTGCACGTCAGCTATGCCCCTGAGCCGCCACTGACTGAGCCCGTTACCCGCCCGAAGGAGCTCTATATCAACGGCGAACTGGTGAGCAAGTGGGATGAGTGAATTTAAGCCTTTTGACGATAAGCTGGCCGGGCTGATTGGCGCACTGTCACCGGCGGGACGGCGGAAGCTTGCCGCTAAGATTGCAAAAGAATTACGCAAATCGCAACAGCAACGCATCAAGCAGCAAAAAGCGCCCGATGGCACGCCGTATCAGGTGAGGAAACGTCAGCCGCTCAGGGCAAAGAATGGGCGCATTAAAAGGGCAATGTTTCAGAAGCTACGAACCAGTCGCTATATGAAAGCAAGTGGCCGCAATGATACTGCTGTGGTGGAGTTTACCGGCAAGGTGCAACGCATTGCGTTGGTTCATCAGTGTGGGCTACTAGATCGGCCTAAACCGAATGGTAAACTCGTGCAATATGCGGAACGCCAATTACTTGGAATGAGCGATAAGGATATTAGAATAATTGTTGGCTTATTTAGTGATTTCCAATCAAATTAGATAACCCCCTCTGTAAAGAGGGGGGGTGGTCATTTGTTTTTATTCTTAAATACAACATATAATGTTAATGCAAAACCTAGCACGGACATTATAAGAGGTGTGAAGGTGAAAATGGCGTCTTTGTTCGATAACAAAGTACGTAGTGTGCCATTCATAAAGAATGGATAGAGCAAGCCCATGAACCCTATTAGAACGCCGTAAATGATAAGAACTCTATCCTTTGAGCTATAAAATTGCAGTTTCTTTTCAAATTGCTCATTTCCCAAGGGTGAAATACGAGATGAGTTAATTTGTGGCGCAAGTTCCATTTTATTGCATAGGGTGTTCCAAGCTCTTGATAAGGAGTACTTGTATAGGGTTTTGCTGATGTCATCCCAAAATGATTCCCCACCAAAGCTACGCATTACATCCATATCGAAGGGGATTTTTCCTAAATGACTAACTGACTCGTTAGTTATTTCTTGGCTTAATCCACGAGTTTTATTGACAAGCCGGAATATAGGATTGTCAGAATCTTGTTTCATTTGATTGATAAGGTTTTCTGATGTAATTTTGGATATGTTATCTTCTTCTTCTACGCAGATAGTGATGTCACTGTGATAATGGCTGGCATAAATAAGTTCATCGTAACCGGCGCGACTATCTAGGAAAACATAATCATACTTTTCTGGTATCATTGATATCAGTCTAGATATTAGCATGCTTGCTTCAGATTTATCATCAGGCATCAAATCTGAGAATGTTAAAATTTCATCCACTCTTGGAACGGATGGTATTACATCAAATGATCTGTATCGAGATATAGATAATTTATTTTTGCCTGATGTATCAGGATCACCTTTAGTCATGAAGAATTCAGAGATTGATAACTCATCCTCTTTGCAAAGCTGAACCTTTTCTTTTTTATGATAATAGAGAAGAGAGGTTAGTCCGCGAACAAATACATCAAGATCTATTACCAAGACTGAACAATCTTCATTTCCCAGCATCTCGGCCAATACAGCGGTAAGTAACGTTTTTCCTGTTCCACCCTTTCCGCTAACAATATTAATTAGTTTCATGGTGCCCTCTTAAATAATGTTGTGAAAATAAAAATCAAACCTTGGATGAAAAGGGAGGTCATTACAATAGAGTACGACAAATCCAAAAGAGCTAAATGGTCTATAGTAAATTTTTTATTCACAAAGTAGTAAAATGGCAGTCCAATAATTGTAAACCAAATAACTCCTAATGTCATTTTTCCAATGTTGCCATCAAAAAAACCTTTAGCATTTTCCTTTTTTTGACAGTAGGTGAATACAACATATGCCCATAGGTGTCCTGAGATCCAGGAAAAGAAAAAAAAGACAATTGCTTGGGGGGTGACGAGAATGTATTCAACCCCCTTTTTTATTATTTCACTTGCTCCACTTTCCACCATTAATTTCTCATATAGCAAATTTGTAAGGTTAAAATATCACTAACCCATAAGAAAATAAATTCCTAGATGTGGGATATGGAAATTTTTTTCAATGTTGTCCCATTGATTACACTAACGCTGTTCATTGCCGTTGATCTCTTATTCAAACATCCTCTCCTCATGACTACTTTAAATTCTCTGCAGGATATCGCCCGAGCGATCCGCAACCTCATCCGCACCGGCATCGTGACCGACATTGACCTCGACGAGGGGCTGTGTCGTGTCCAGACCGGCGGAATGCACACCACCTGGCTGAACTGGCTCACCTGTCGCGCCGGTCGCGCGCGGGTATGGTGGGCTCCCTCGGTCGGTGAGCAGGTGCTTTTGCTGGCTATCGGCGGGGAGCTCGATACGGCCTTTGTGCTGCCGGGCATTTTCTCTGATGACAATCCCGCGCCGTCAGCCTCCCCTGATGCGCTTCATGTATCCTTTCCTGACGGGGCGGTTATCGAGTACGAACCCGAAAACGGGGCGCTCACCGTGTCAGGTATCAAAACCGCCGACGTCACCGCGTCGGATTCCGTTACCGCCACCGTGCCGGTGGTGCTGGTCAAAGCCTCGACCCGCATCACGCTCGATACACCCGAGGTGGTGTGTACCAACAAGCTGATTACCGGCTCCCTCGAAGTGCGGAAAGGCGGAACGATTAAAGGGGATATCACGCACACCGGCGGGAAATTCACCTCTAACGGCGTGCAGGTGGATGACCACGACCACGGCGGTGTTGAAAAAGGCGGGAGCTGGACGGAGGGCATCCAATGACGGTGCGTTATCTGGGCATGAGCAGCCAGACCGGGCTCAGTATTTCTGAGGTGGATCATATCAGGCAAAGCGTGCGCGACATTCTGGTCACGCCGATTGGCTCGCGCGTTATGCGCCGTGAATACGGCTCGCCGGTGTCGGCACTGATTGACCAGCCGCAGACACCGGCACTGCGCCTGCAGATTATGGCCGCGTGCTATTCCGCGATCCAGAAGTGGGAGCCGCGCGTCAGCCTGACGTCAATTGCTTTTGAGCGGTCGGACATCGACGGCGGCCTGTATGTCGATATTACCGGCACGCGCTCGACATCAGGCCAGCCGATTTCCATCACCATTCCACTGAGTTAAATCACTATGGCAACTGTTGACCTGAGTCAGTTACCCGTTCCCGATGTGGTTGAGGAACTGGACTATGAAACCATCCTTGAGGAACGCAAAGCGACGCTGATTTCGCTTTATCCCGAAGACCAGCAGGAGGCCATTACCCGGACGCTCGCGCTTGAGTCAGAGCCGATTGTTAAGCTGCTGCAGGAAAACGCCTACCGTGAGGTTATCTGGCGTCAGCGGGTGAACGAGGCAGCACTGGCGGTGACGCTGGCGTATTCCGCCGGTAATGACCTCGACGTCGTGGTCGGAAACAACAATACCGAACGCCTGACCATCACCCCGGAGGACACCACCACCATTCCGCCGACCCCTGCGGTTATGGAGTCAGACACCGACCTGCGCCTGCGCGCGCAACAGGCGTTTGAGGGGTTGAGCGTGGCGGGGCCGGTCGGTGCGTATGAGTATCACGGCCGCAGCGCTGACGGGCGGGTCGCTGACGTCTCGGTCGAAAGCCCGTCGCCAGCCTGCGTGACGATTACAGTGTTATCCCGCGAGGGTGACGGCACTGCCAGTCCTGAGCTGCTGGCGATAGTGGATAAAGCCCTCAATGCCGAAGATGTGCGCCCGGTGGCCGACCGGGTGACCGTTCAGTCAGCAGAGATTGTGCCGTACCAGATTGACGCGACGCTCTACGTTTATCCCGGCCCCGAATCTGAACCCATCAGGCAGGCGTCAGAGCAGAAGCTGCAGAGCTATATCAGTGCGCAGCACCGTCTCGGGCGTGACATCCGCCTGTCGGCCATTTATGCGGCGCTGCATGTTGAAGGTGTGCAGCGTGTTGAGCTGGCATCACCGCAGGCCGACATTGTGCTGAGTAAGTCGCAGGCGTCGAACTGCACCGAGTACCAGATAACGATCGGGGGCTCGGATGAGTGACCGGCTTTTACCCGTTGGCTCATCACAGCTTGAAGTCGCCGCCGCTGCCGCGCTCGCTGAGATTAAGCGCGTGCCGGTACCGCTGCGCACCCTGTGGAACTGGCGCGACTGCCCGTTAAACCTGCTGCCCTATCTGGCGTGGGCGCTGTCAGTCGACAGGTGGGATGAGGGATGGCCGGAGGCGACAAAGCGCAGCGTGTGTGCGTCCTCGTTTTTCGTCCATCAGCACAAAGGCACCATCAGCGCATTGCGTCGGGTGGTTGAGCCGCTCGGCTATCTGATTGAGGCGCGCGAGTGGTGGCAGCTCGATGAGGAGCCAGGCACATTCCGCCTCGTTGTCGGTGTGCTCGACAGCGGCATCACGGATGAAATGTACCAGGAACTTGAGCGCCTGATTGAAGACGCGAAACCGGCAAGCCGCCACCTGACCGGGCTGGCTATCAGCCTGAGCGCGACCGGTGAGCTCTATGTCGGCGCGGGATGCTACCACGGCGACGCGCTGACTGTTTACCCCTACACCCCCGAGGAAATTATTGTCGGCGGTGAATATTATCCGGCCTCGGCCATCCATTTGATTGATAACCTGAGAGTGAACGCATGACCGCAAAATATTTAGCCATTCTGACCAATCAGGGTGCGGCGCGGCTGGCGAACGCGGCGGCACTCGGTACCAGACTCAACCTGACGCAGATGGGCGTCGGTGATGCAAACGGTACGCTGCCGACCCCTGACCCCGCGCAGACGACGCTCATTAACCAGAAGCGTATCGCGCCGCTGAACATGCTGACCATTGACCCGGCCAACGCCAGCCAGATTATCGCGGAGCAGATTATCCCCGAGAATGAGGGCGGTTTCTGGATCCGCGAGATTGGTCTCTATGACGAAGACGGCATTTTGATTGCCGTGGCGAACTGCCCGGAAACCTACAAACCGCAGCTGCAGGAGGGAAGCGGACGCACGCAGACCATTCGCATGATCCTGATTGTGTCGAGCACGTCGGCCATTACCCTGAAAATCGACCCGTCGGTCGTGCTGGCAACGCGCCAGTATGTCGACGATGGGGTTATCGAGGTGAAAGCTTATGCCGATAGTCTGCTGACCGCACACCTTGCCGCTTCTGACCCACACGCGCAATACCTCAAAACGGCGGATATTGGTAAATATATTCCGGTCGGGTTTCCGCTGCCGTGGCCGCAGGCAACGCCGCCGGCTGGCTGGCTGAAATGCAACGGCGCGACTTTTGACAAGACGAAATATCCAAAGCTGGCCGTCGCTTATCCGTCCGGCACCCTGCCTGATTTGCGTGGTGAGTTTATTCGCGGGTGGGATGACGGACGCGGTGTGGATTCTGGCCGTGCCATTCTATCGAGCCAGAGTGATGCAATTCAAAAGATGACTGGCGCCATTAAGGGAGTAGTGCATTTTTCTAACAATCAGGGTACCGGCGTGTTTGATACTGGTGATACGGGGAATAGTGTCTCTCTGGATGAAAACCCACAAGGTAATGCAGTAACCGATCACAACTTTGATTCTTCCCGTGTTGTTCGCTCGGCTACCGAAACCCGACCGCGCAACATTGCATTTAACTACATCGTGAGGGCGGCATGATGGCGAAATCAACATTGAACAAAAACGGCATTGCCACGAAAGCCGGTGAAATGACGGTGTATAACTACGACAGTGAAACCCGCGAATATCTGGCGTCGTCCGTCGAATTTCTGACGGTGGGCGTGGGGATTCCTGCTAATTCCTGCACTGATGCGCCGCCCGATAATAAAGCCGGTTTTGCCATTTGCCGCGCGGCCAGCTGTGATGGATGGGAGTATGTTACCGACCACCGGAGCGAGACGGTTTATGACACGGAAACCGGACAGCCTGTCGAAATGACTGAGCTGGGTGATTATCCTGCCAGTGTGACCACCGTCGCGCCGCTGACGCCTTATGACCGCTGGAACGGTAGCGAATGGGTCACCGACACGGATGCTCAGAAAGCTGGTCAGGTTGCGGCAGCTCAACAGAAAAAAGCCTCATTGCTAGCCGAAGCTCAAAGCACTATCAGCCTGTGGCAAACCGAGCTGCAGCTCGGCATCATCAGTGATGATGAGAAAGCTAACCTGATTAGCTGGATGGCTTATATCAAAGAGCTGCAGGCTGTTGATACCGATACGGCACCCGGTATTAACTGGCCGGTTTCTCCGGCGGTGTAGGTCATTGAACCTTGGGGCGGCGGATGTGCCCATGCATTCACCGCGCCCGGATACAAACCCGTATCAACATGACCATCACATCGCAAAGCGCTTTTCCCTGCTTTAAGAAAATCCGCCTCCACAAATCCCGCTTCGCCGTTGTGCCAGTTATCACCGAACCTTCACGGTTAGACCGTCTTTGACACTATCAGGAGAATGACACCCACCCCTAACAACGGAGTTAAACGGATGAGTGACTTTCATCACGGCGTTGAGGTCATCGAGGTTAACGATGGCACGCGCACCATTTCCACCGTCTCGACGGCAATCATCGGCATGGTCTGCACGGCTAGCGATGCTGACGAAAAGACATTCCCCTTAAATGAGCCGGTGCTGATTACCAGCGTGCAGAGCGCTATCGGCAAAGCCGGTAAGCTTGGGACGCTGTCAGCTTCCCTGCAGGCCATCGCTGACCAGTGCAAACCGGTCATTGTGGTTGTTCGTGTTGCCGAAGGTACCGCAGACGAAGAAGAGGCGGCGCAGAACGAAACCATTTCGAACATCATCGGCACCACCGACGAAAACGGCAAATACACCGGACTGAAAGCGCTGCTGACGGCGAAAACTGTCACCGGCGTCAAGCCGCGCATCCTCGGCGTGCCGGGGCTGGATTCTCAGGAAGTGGCGACCGCGCTTGCATCGACTTGCCAGAGCCTGCGCGCGTTTGGTTATGTCAGCGCGTGGGGTTGTAAAACCATTTCAGACGCGATCGCCTATCGCGAGAATTTCAGCCAGCGCGAGCTCATGGTCATTCACCCTGATTTTCTGGCGTGGGACACCACGGCCGATGAGACCACTGTTGCATGGTCGACCGCCCGCGCGCTCGGCCTGCGTGCCAAAATCGACCAGGAAACCGGCTGGCACAAAACCCTGTCAAACGTCGGCGTCAATGGTGTCACCGGTGTCAGTGCCTCGGTCTCATGGGATTTGCAAGAGTCTGCAACCGACGCCAATCTGCTGAATCAGGCCGGTGTCACCACGCTTATTCGTAACGATGGCTTTAAGTTCTGGGGAAACCGCACCTGTTCTGATGACCCGCTTTTCCTGTTCGAGAACTACACCCGCACTGCGCAGGTGCTGGCCGACACGATGGCGGAGGCGCACGCCTGGGCGATTGATAAGCCAGTCACCGCAACGCTTATCCGCGACATCGTCGCCGGTATTAATGCCAAATTCCGCGAGCTGAAAAATAACGGCTATATCGTCGACGGTTCGTGCTGGTACGACCCGGATTCAAACAGCGTGGAAACGCTCAAAGCGGGGAAACTGTATATCGACTACGACTACACCCCCGTCCCGCCGCTTGAAAACCTGACCCTGCGCCAGCGCATCACTGATACCTATCTGGCGAACCTGTCAGAGTCGGTCAACAGCTAAGGAGCTCAGAGCATGGCATTACCACGCAAACTGAAATACCTGAACATGTTTAACGACGGCCTCAGCTACATGGGCGTCGTGGAATCCGTCACCCTGCCAAAGCTGACCCGTAAACTCGAGAAATACCGTGGCGGCGGGATGCCGGGCTCGGTGTCAATTGACCTCGGTCTCGATGACGATGCGCTGTCTCTTGAGTGGACGATTGGCGGCCTGCCTGACGTCGAGCTATGGGCGCAGTACGCATCACCGGGCGCGGCCAGCGTGCCGTTACGTTTTGCTGGCTCATACCAGCGCGATGACACCGGCGAGATTTCCGCCGTTGAGGTGGTCATGCGTGGCCGTCACAAAGAGTATGACGGCGGCGAGAATAAACAGGGCGAAAGCGGCACGACCAAAATGTCGACCGAGTGCGCTTACTACCAGCTCACGATTGACGGCAAAGAGGTCATCGAGATTGACGTCATCAACATGGTGCTGAAAGTCGACGGCGTCGACCGTCTGGCAGAACACCGTAAGGCCATCGGCCTGTAATCCCTTAACCGGTCAGCCAGGCTGGCCGGTCAGTTAACTTTGACGAGAGAACATCATGGAAAACATCACCGAAACCACCACTGGAACTGAACACCCGAACATTGTGATCCTCGATAGCCCCGTCATGCGCGGTGAGCAAAAAATCGGTCAGGTGACAGTCACAAAACCCAACGCGGGAACCCTGCGCGGTGTGAGTCTGGCGTCGCTGGCAAACTCTGATGTCGATGCGCTGATTAAGGTGCTGCCGCGTATGACTTACCCGGCACTCACCGAGCATGAGGTCATGCGTCTGGAAGCGTCCGACCTGATTTTATTCGCCGGTAAGGTGGTCGGTTTTTTGTCGCCATCTTCGGCTCGCTGAAATTCCCCGATAACCTGTCGGTCGATGACCTGATGGCGGATATCGCAGTGATATTTCACTGGCCGCCATCAGAGCTGAATTCACTGAGCGTGACCGAGCTCATCACATGGCGCGAAAAAGCGCTGCAGCGAAGCGGAAAACATCATGAGCAATAACGTCAGACTTGAGGTGCTGCTTAATGCAGTAGACCGGGCAAGCCGACCGCTCAAAGCTATCCAGAACGCCAGCAAATCCCTTGCAGGCGATATCCGCACTTCACAAACCAGCCTGCGCGATCTGAATGCGCAGGCGTCCCGAATAGACGGATTCAGGAAAGCGAGCGCACAGCTTGCCGTGACCGGTCAGTCGCTTAATAAAGCGAAACAGGAAGCCGCCGCGCTGGCCATCCAGTTTAAAAATACCCAAAACCCCACGACGGCGCAGGCGCGCGCGATGGAGGCGGCAAAGAAATCCGCGGCTGAACTGCAGCTCAAATATAACGGGCTCAGGCAGTCGGTGCAGCGCCAGCGCACGGAACTCGCACAGGCCGGGATAAACACCCGCACGCTATCGGCGGATGAGCGCCGTCTCAAAGCCAGTATCAGTGATACAACCGCGCAGCTTAACCGGCAACGTGATGCGCTGGCGCGCGTCAGCCAGCAACAGGCCAGACTCAGTGCCGTAAAGAGTCGCTATGAATCCGGGCAACAGCTCGCAGCCGGTGCGCGTAATGCCGGGATGGTGGGCGTGGGGGTGGCGACTGCCGGGCTTTATGGTGCGTCACGCTTCATTGCGCCGGGCATCGGCTTTGATAAGCAGATGTCAGGCTCGCAGGCGATCCTCGGACTCAATAAGGGGGATGACAAGCTCGCGGCCATTCGTCAACAGGCACGTGATATCGGTGCGACAACGGCCTTTTCACCGAGGGACGTTGCGCGCACGCAGACCACGCTCGCACGCTCAGGCTATAACGCTGATGATGTGCTGGCCGCGACCGGTTCAACCGTAAACCTGAGCCTCGCGGCTGACGTGGATATCGCAGAAGCCGCCGACATTATCACCAACATGCAATCGGCATTTAACCTGCCGACCACCGAGATTGAACGCGTCGCGGATGTGATGACAAAAGGCTTTACGTCATCAAACACCGGCCTGGTCGAGCTGGGCGAGGCGATGAAGTATGTCGCGCCAATCGCGGAGGCCGCAGGCGCGAGCATTGAAGACACGACCGCCATGCTCGGCATTCTGGCTGATAACGGGATAAAGGGCTCGATGGCCGGTACGGGCGCGAGTGCCATTTTCAACCGCCTGCAGGCTCCTATGGGTAAGGCCGTTGACGCCATTTCCGAATTAGGGGTGAAGACCCGCGACAGCAAAGGGAACATGCTGCCGGTCGAGAAAATCCTCAAGGATATTCATAAATCCTTTGTGAAAAATAAGCTCGGTACCGCAGAGCAGGGCGAATACCTGAAAGTCATTTTCGGTGAAGAGGCCATGAAGGGCGCGATTAAACTTGTCGCTGCTGCCGGTGATGGCTCGCTCGATAATAAGCGCCAGCAAATCAGGGATTCGAAAGGCACTACAGAGAGCATTGCGAAAATTCAGACGGACAACCTCGACGGCGATTTAAAAAACCTGCAGTCGGCATGGGAAGACCTGCAGATTGAGGTATTCGAAAAAGAGGATTCAGCACTGCGCCGCCTGACGGTTTCCGCGACCGACTGGCTCGGCAAGGTTGCCGCCTGGGCGAAAGCTAACCCTGAATTGACGCAAACCCTGTTTAACGTGACCGCCGGTGCGCTGGCGCTGGTCGGCGTGCTCGGTGGGATTGGCCTGATTGCATGGCCGGTCATCGCCGGGATAAACGGGATTATCGCTGCAGCCGGTGTGCTGGGCGTTGTTTTCAGCACTGCAGGCAGTGCCATTGTGGCCGCATTAGGTGCTATCAGTCTGCCGGTGGTTGCGGTGGTCGCTGCCGTGGTGGCCGGTGCGCTGCTCATCCGTAAATACTGGGAGCCGCTGTGCGCATTCTTCTCGGGCGTAGTGGAGGGACTTAAAGCGGCCTTTGCGCCTGTTGCGGAAATCTTTTCGCCACTCGCGCCGGTGTTAGATTCCATTATCGAGAAACTGCGCGGGGTCTGGCAGTGGTTCACTGACCTGATAGCGCCGGTTAAGGCGACGCAGGAGACGCTCGACCGCTGCAAAAATGTCGGCGTGGCATTTGGTCAGGCGCTGGCCGATGCGCTGATGGCTCCCCTGAATATCTTTAACAGCCTGAGTGGCAAGGTCGGCTGGCTGCTGGAAAAGCTCGGGGTTATCAAAAAAGAGTCAGGCGACCTCGACCAGACTGCAGCGAAAGCCGGTGCGCAAAACGGGTCATATATCCCGGCAACCTCGGCTTATGGTGGTTATCAGGCTTATCAGCCGGTGACAGCGCCTGCAGGCCGGTCTTACATCGACCAGAGCAAGCGGGAATACAACATCAATCTGCCAGGTGGCACCGGGGCGGGTACTGACCTTGACCGGCAACTCCGCGACGCCGTCGACAGAATAGACCGCGAAGAACGGGCGCGCCAGCGTTCAAGTATGCGCCACGACGGATGAGGGCTAAAGCATGTTAATGGTACTGGGTTTATTTGTTTTTGAACGCCGCACGCTGCCTTATCAGTCGATGCAGTATTCAAAGGATTACCGCTGGGCGTCAAACGACCGCGTTGGTAAGCCACCGGCCTATCAGTTTCTCGGGGAGGGGGAAACCTCGCGCACGCTGTCGGGCGTGCTTTACCCTGAAATTACCGGTGGTCGCCTGTCACTGACGGCTGTCGAGCTGATGGCAGATGAGGGCAGGGCGTGGCCGCTGATTGACGGAACGGGCATGATCCACGGCATGTATGTCATCGACAAAGTGACCCACACGCACACCGAATTATTCAGCGACGGCGCGGCCAGAAAAATTGAATTCAGCCTGTCACTGAAACGGGTTGATGACTCGCTCGCGGCCATATACGGCGACCTTAGCACGCAGGCAGGCAATCTGGTGACGTCTGCCGGTAACTGGATTGGAGGGCTCACGGGATGATTAGCGGGATTAACGTGCAGGCCGGGGCGCGGGTTGCCCCGGCGTTTATGCTCACGCTCAATGGCGATGACATCACGCAGAATTTCAGTGACCGGCTTATCGGTCTGACCATGACGGACAATCGCGGATTCGAGGCTGACCAGCTCGACATCGAGCTCGATGACACCGACGGGCTGGTCGAGCTGCCGCCGCGCGGCGCAAAGCTGACGCTGTGGTTAGGCTGGCAGGGCTCGGCCTTGCTGAATAAAGGGAGTTTCACGGTCGATGAGGTTGAGCACCGCGGTGCGCCTGATACGCTGACCATCCGGGGGCGTAGCGCCGATTTTCGCGGGACGCTGAACTCGCGCCGGGAACAGTCATGGCACGACACCACGCTCGGGATTATTGTCGAGACCATCGCGGCACGCAACAAACTGACGGCCAGCGTGGCCGATACGCTGAAAGCGATCCCCGTGCCTCACATTGACCAGGCGCAGGAATCCGACGCGGTGTTTTTGTCCCGCCTGGCTGACCGCAACGGCGCGACGGTCTCGGTGAAAGCCGGAAAACTGCTGTTCATTAAAGCCGGTAGCGCGATGACGGCCAGCGGCAAACCTGTTCCGGAAATGACGATTGAGCGCGGCGACGGCGACCGGCATCAGTTTGCCATTGCTGACCGGGAGGCCTACACCGGCGTGACAGCAAAATGGCTGCACACCAAAGACCCGAAGCCGCAAAAGCAAAAGGTGAAGCTCAAACGCAAACCAAAGGTGAAGCACCTGCGCGCGCTGGAGCATCCGAAGGCAACCAAAACCACGCCAAAGGCCAAAGCCAAAAAGGAGCAGGAAGCGCGCGAGGGTGAGTATATGGCCGGTGAGTCTGACAACGTGCTGGAGCTGACAACCATCTACGCGACAAAGGCGCAGGCCATGCGCGCCGCTCAGGCAAAGTGGGACAAAATTCAGCGCGGGGTCGCGGAGTTTTCAATCTCGCTGGCGTTTGGCCGTGCGGATTTATTTCCCGAAACACCGGTGGCGGTTAAAGGCTTTAAGCGCGTTATAGACCAGCAGGCGTGGATAATCAGCCGGGTGGTGCATAACCTCAACGGGAACGGCTACACGACAGGCTTAGAGCTTGAGGTTAAGGTTTCGGATGTTGAATACACATCGGAAGAAGAGGAGTGA